CTCACCCCGGCTCGACCCCACCGGCCGCCCACCCCCTTGACGCACAGCCGCACACCCACACTGTATACAGTATGAAATCCACATCCGATCACATCGCTTAATGATGTCAACCCCCCCCCTTTCATTTTTTCACCTTGTTGTATTTGCACAACAATCTAGGTAAAATGAAAACTAATGTTCGTGTTTAAACACCCCAGGGGGGATATTTTTTTTGAAACAACAGCTTACCCCAAGACAGAGAAAAGTCTTCGAGTTCATTGAGGCGTTTATCAAGATTCGTGGATTTCCTCCGTGTTTACAAGAGATTGCGGAGGGGATGGAATTGAAAAGCCGGAGCAACATTCACAGAATGGTGGCGGAACTTAAAAAGAAGGGGTATCTGTCAACGAAACCGTTATTGGCGAGGACGATAAAGCTCAAATGAGTGATCTTCTGACCAAGGACGAGATCAAGCAGTATATGGCGCTGCTGGATAACCTTCCCGAAGACTCACCCCAGGTAGAGAAGATCTGGGCGCTCCTGAAGGCTCACAAGCGGGCCTTATGCCGAGAGAGCTTTATGCCTTTCGTAAAAGAGATGTGGCCTTCCTTTATCGGGGGTAAACATCACCAAATCATGGCGGATGCCTTTGAGAAGGTAGCGGCGGGGGATCTTAAGCGGTTGATCATTAACATGCCACCAAGGCACACGAAGTCGGAGTTTGCTTCGTATCTCTTCCCAGCGTGGTATCTGGGACGTTTTCCTGACAGAAAGATTATTCAAACGGCACACACCGCAGAGCTAGCCGTGGGCTTTGGACGTAAGGTTCGGAACTTAGTCGGGTCTCCAGACTATCAGGGTGTATTTACAACGAAGCTTTCCGCCGATTCGAAAGCAGCCGGGCGCTGGAATACGAACAAGGGCGGGGATTATTTTGCTATTGGTGTGGGGGGAGCCGTGACCGGTAAGGGTGCGGATGTCCTGATTATTGATGACCCCCACTCGGAACAAGAGGCCATGCAGGGCAACCCGAACGTCTACGACAGGGTTTACGAGTGGTACTCGTCTGGCCCTCGCCAGCGTTTACAACCAGGCGGATCGATTGTGGTGGTGATGACCCGCTGGTCTAAAAGAGATTTGACAGGCCAAGTCATACAAAATTCCGTTAATCGGGACGGCGATGAGTGGGAAGTTATTGAGCTTCCCGCCCTTCTTCCTTCGGGTAAACCCTTATGGCCTGAGTTCTGGAAGCAAGAGGAACTGGAGGCAATCAAGGCGGAAATCCCTGTGGGTAAGTGGGAGGCCCAGTACCAGCAGAACCCAACCTCTGAGGAGGGGGCCATTATCAAGCGGGACATGTGGCGGATATGGCCCGATGAGCGCCCACCCAGTTGCGACTACATCATCCAGTCCTGGGATACCGCCTTTGAGAAGAACAACCGGGCGGACTATTCGGCCTGCACCACATGGGGGGTGTTTTATAAGACCAACGACGAGGGCATCGATTACGCCAATCTGATTCTGTTGGATGCCTTTAAGGACAGGATGGAGTTCCCAGAACTTAAAAAGATGGCCTATGAGATGTATAAGGAGTGGAGTCCCGACACACTGATTGTGGAAAAAAAGGCGGCTGGAGCGCCCCTGATCTATGAAATGAGAAGAATGGGAATACCAATGTCGGAATATACACCGAGCAAAGGATCGGATAAGATAGCCCGTGTAAACGCTATATCAGATCTTTTTGCTTCGGGTTTGGTCTGGTGTCCGGATAAACGATGGGCGGAAGAGGTCATAGAAGAGTTGGCCTCTTTTCCGAACGGTGACCACGACGACCTGGTGGATTCAACCAGTCAGGCGTTATTGCGATTTCGACAGGGCGGGTTTATTCAGATTCCGACCGATGAGGCGGATTCAACATTTATCCCCCGTAAAGCGAGGTATTACTAATCATGGCAATTGAAAAATCCCTAGACCAGCTTGAAGATGAAGCCAATATCGAGGTGGATGAAACAACGCCCGTTATTGAAATAGAGATCGAAGGAAACGAGGAAGGCGAAATTGAGATTGAAATCAAAGAGCCAACCTTTGAGGAAAACCTGGCGCAGGACATGGATGCCAGGGATCTCTTGAGCATTGCCGATGAAGTTTTAGAAAACATTCGGATTGACATGGACTCCCGCAAGGAGTGGGAGAGAACCTACGCCGAGGGCATCCGACTTCTTGGTTTGAAGATGGAAGAGCGGACCGAACCCTGGGACGGAGCCTGTGGTGTTTACCACCCGATCCTCTCCGAGGCGGTGGTGAAGTTTCAGTCCGAAACCTCGCTTGCCACCTTCCCGCCCTCCGGACCCGTTAAGACCCAGATCGTCGGCAAGATGACGAGAGAAAAGCAAGATGCCGCATCCCGTGTCCAGGAGGATATGAACTATCAACTGACCGAGGAAATGCCGGAGTACCGCTCGGAGCATGAGCGTTTGCTTTGGTCACTGCCGATTACCGGATCGGCATTTAAGAAAGTCTACTTCGATCCGAGTTTAAACAGGCAAGTGGCGATGTTTGTCCCCGCCGAAGACATCATTGTCCCCTACGGCGCATCCGATCTTCAGTCCTCCCCCCGAATTACCCACCGCCTACGCAAGACGGAAAATGAAATCCGTAAGCTGATGTCGCAGGGGTTTTATAAAGATGTCGATCTGCCGGACCCACAAGAGGTTCGAACCGAGATTGAAAAGCGCCAGAACGAAGAAACCGGCATTTCCGCCATCAAAGACGACCGCTACACCATCTATGAGTGCCACTGCGAGTACGATCTCCCCGGCTACGAAGACAAAAAGGACGGGCATACCACCCAGATTGCGCTGCCCTATGTGATCACCATGCTCTCGACGGGCGAGATTCTAGCCATTCGGCGCAACTACCTAGAGGACGATCCGTTTAAACAACGAAGAATGCACTTCGTCCACTACATTTATATCCCCGGCTACGGCTTTTATGGCTTCGGATTGATCCATTTGGTGGGCGGATTTGCCGAATCGGCAACCTCCATCCTCCGACAACTGGTGGATGCCGGGACATTGTCCAACTTACCCGGCGGATTCAAGAGTAAAGACCTTCGGGTGAAGGGCGATGACACCCCAATCGCCCCCGGCGAGTGGCGGGATGTGGACGTAACAGGCCTAAGCCTGAAAGATTCCATCATTCCGTTGCCGTACAAGGAGCCTTCGGGGACGCTTTATCAGCTTTTGAACACCATTGTGGAAGAGGGTCGCAAGTTTGCATCAATTGCGGACCTAAAAATCGCCGATATGTCGGGTCAAACCCCTGTCGGGACCACATTAGCCATCCTTGAGCGGACATTAAAGGTCCAATCGGCGGTCCATGCCCGTGTTCATGTGGCGATGCGCCATGAATTTAAGCTTTTAGCCAAGATCATTCGGGATTACACCCCACCGGTCTACAAATACACGGTCGAGGGAACCCGCTTTGCCAAGATGGAGGACTACGACCTCGTCGATGTCATCCCCGTCTCTGATCCCAACGCCACCACAATGGCGCAACGTGTGGTTCAGTACCAAGCCGCCCTTCAGTTGGCCCAGGGCGCACCCGATATTTACAACATTCCCCTCCTTCACCGCCAGATGCTGGAAGTTTTGGGCATCAAAGACGTTGACAAGATCGTTCCGCTTGAGGATGACTTCAAGCCCGAAGACCCAGTCAGCGAAAACATGGCGATTCTGAAGAGCAAACCCGTCAAAGCTTTCCTCTATCAAGATCACAAGGCCCATATTCAGGTCCACATGAATCTTGTCAAAGATCCTTTGGTCCAGAAGATGGTGGGTCAAAGCCCCAACGCACAGGCGTTGCAAGCCGCTATGCAGGCGCACATTGCCGAACACATGGCGTTCCAATACCGAGTCGAAATCGAAAAGATGCTGGGTGTCGCCCTTCCTCCAGAGGACGATCAGCTTCCCGAAGATGTCGAAGTCGAGCTTTCAAGACTCATTGCCCAGGCCTCCGACAAACTGCTCCAGAAGGATCAGGCGATGGCCCAGCAAGAGCAGGCCCAACAGCAGGCGCAAGATCCGATTATCCAAATGCAACAAGCTGAACTCCAGCTTAAACAAGCTGAGTTTGAGCATAAAAAGGCTATTGATCAGGCAGAGCTGGCGCTTAAGACCCAGATTGAACTCGCCAAAAACGAGAGGGAAAACAAGCGCATTGATTCGCAGGCAGAAATTGCAGGCGCAAACCTTGCTCTCAAAGCAGCCGATAAAGAGAAAGACCTTGACTTTAGGCGGCAAGAATTTGAGGGCAAGCAACTAACGGAAGGAGTGAGACTTGGAATTCAAGGAATGGCTAATCAAAGAAATAAAGAGTGAACAACGATCACTTATTGAAGCCGTTGCGTTCCAGCCTGCAACAGATTTTCCGAATTATCGGGAAAGGGTAGGGGAGATAAAAGGGCTTCAACGAGTGATTCGCATACTGGAGGATTTACCTGATGATTGAAGAAATGCTACCCATTCCTATGGGTTACAAGCTGTTAATTGCCATACCCAAACTGGACGAGAAATTTGAAAACACCGTTATCGTCCGCCCCGACCAATTATTAAAAAAAGAGGAGACCGCCACGATTGTGGGTCTTGTCTTAAAACTGGGGTCACTCGCCTATCGAGACGAAGAAAAATTTCCTGACGGGCCTTGGTGCAAAGAGGGGGATTTTATTTTGATGAGGGCGTATTCAGGAACCCGCTTCAAAATTTCTACCAAGGAGGCGGAGCAAGAGTTTCGTTTAATCAACGATGACATGGTGGAAGCCGTCGTCACCGAACCCCGTGTAATTACACGAGCATAAGGAGTTAATCATGGCAGATGAAAAATACGAAGTCGAAGTAGAAAAGGACGAGGTCGTTCAAGAAACCGAGCAAGACGAAAAAGACATTGAGGTTTATGACGACACACCAGAAGAAGATCAAAACCGGGAACCTACCGGCGATCTAGAAATCGATGAGGATGAGATATCCACCTATGGGCAGAATGTCCAAAAACGGATAAGACAGCTATCGAAGAAGATGCATGATTTCCGAAGGGAAAAAGAGCAGCATCTTAGAGAGAAGGAAGAGGCAATACGCTATGCCCAAGCTTTGGTGGAGCAAAACCGTTTGTACCAGGAGCAGCTCTCCAGGGGTGAGAATATCCTTCTCGAAAGTCATAAGGACAGGATTAACGCCCGTATCGCTGAAACGGAACGAGATTACAAGGAAGCGTATGAGGCGGGGGATTCCGAAAAAATGCTCGCCGCTCAGAAGAAGCTGGCTCAATACACGGTCGAACAGCGGGATGTAACGAATTATCAACCCCGTTATGTTCAACAACCCCCTTTACAACAGGCCCAAAATAATGTAAGAATTCCGGAAGTTGTACCGGATGAGCGTACAAAAGATTGGGTCGAAAAGAACACATGGTTCGAAAAAGACCTGATGTTACGCAACGCCGCACTAGGTGTACATCAAGAATTAGTCAGAGAAGGTTATACTGCTGGTTCAAGGGAATATTTCGAGCGAATCGACGCTCGCATGAGAGAAGAGTTTCCTAATCGACCAGAATTCAGGCAGAAAAAGCCTGCAAATGTCGTTGCTTCAGCGTCGAGGTCAACAGGTTCGACAAAAGTCAAAGTAAGCCAATCGGCGGTTAATACTGCCAAACGACTTGGTGTTCCCCTCAAGGAATACGTTGAACATATGATGAAACTTCAACAACAGGAGCAAGGAAATGTCTAATCGCACCCCTCGTGAACTCGAAACACGCCAAAATGCCGGTAGAAGGTGGACCCCCCCAAGCCTTTTACCTGACCCCAATAAAGAAGCAGACTACGCTTTCCGTTGGATTCGTACCTCGTACTTGAACCAACCCGATGAGCGCAATTTGTCCTCAAAACGGACACAAGGTTGGGAAGCTGTTCGGTTGGAAGATCACCCGGAGCTTCAGACCTACGGAAAAGATTCCGGCAATGTAGAAATTGGTGGGTTAATGCTTCACAAAATGCCGAAAGAGTTTGTGGACCAGCGTAATGCTTATTACGACAAGTTCACAAGAGATCAGACGGCGGCGGTGGATGCAACCCTAATGAAAGAAAACGATCCTCGAATGCCTTTGTTTAGTGAGCGTAAATCGACCACGAGCCGAGGGACAAGAGGGTAAACCTTTAAGGAGTTACAAATGGCTTCAGTCGCCTCGCCCTTTGGCCTGAATCCGATTAACCTAATCGGTGGACAGGCTTTTAATGGTGGCGTTATCCGGGAGTACAAAGTTGCTACCAATAACGCTGCTGCTATTTTCAATGGTGATTTGGTGGTTCTGAGCAGCGCCGGGCAACCCGCCGCCGTAACC